ATACAGTATTAAACAATTGGGTACCAAGATCAAAATTTGAGTTAATTAAAATAGAACCGTTAAAAAGAAATCATATTCGTCACAAATTAGTTTATTAATAGTTATGAAACCATTATTAGTTATAAGTTGTCCTATAGACACAATGTCAGGTTATGGAGCTAGAAGTAGAGATGTAGTTAAAGCACTTTTAAAATATGATAAATATGATATTAGAATCATATCTCAACGTTGGGGAAGTACATCATATGGTGCTTTAAACCCTAACAAACCAGAAGATAAAAATATATTGGATTTAATTTGGAAACAACCTCAATTACCAAAACAACCAGATATCTGGATTCAAATTACAGTACCAAATGAATTCCAACCTATAGGTAAATTCAATATTGGTATAACAGCTGGTATTGAAACTACAATTTGTGATCCAAGTTGGATTGAAGGAATTAATAAAATGAATTTAACTTTAGTATCATCTGAACATGCTAAAAAAGTATTTGAATCATCATCATTTGAGAAAAAAGATCCTAATACTAATCAATCTCTTGGTGTAGTTAAATTAGAAAAACCAATTGAAGTACTATTTGAGGGAGCTGATTTAAATAAATATTTTCATATTGATGATGATAATTTAGAAGAAACAGAATTAGTAGCTTCATTAGATGAAATAGAGGAAGATTTTTGTTTTCTATTTGTAGGCCATTGGTTACAAGGTAATATTGGTGAGGATAGAAAAAATGTTGGTTACATGATTAAAGCATTTTTAGAAACATTCAAAAATAAAAAATCAAAACCAGCTCTAATTCTAAAAACATCTCAAGTTACTAATTGTATAATGGATAGAGATGAAATATTGAAAAAAATAGATGCTATTAGACAGACTGTTAAAGGTGATTTACCAAACATTTATTTACTACATGGTGATTTAGATGATAAAGATATGAATGACTTATATAACCATGGTAAAGTAAAAACAATGGTGTCATTAACTAAAGGTGAAGGATTTGGAAGACCATTACTTGAATTTAGTTTATCTAAAAAACCAATTATAGCCAGTGGATGGAGTGGACATTTAGATTTTCTCTATCCTGATTATAATATCTTAGTAAAAGGAACTTTAACCAATGTACATCCATCAGCAGTTGTTAAAAATATGATATTAGCTGAATCACAATGGTTTACTCCTAATGATGGAGATGTAGCTGACGCGTTTAAAAAGACTTATAATGAATATAATAAATATTTTGAATTATCTAAACGTCAATCCCATCATGTTAAAACAAATTTCTCATTCGATAAAATGGCTGAGGTTTTGGATACTATATTGGAAACTAAGGTACCTAAACAAGTAGAATTAAAATTACCTCAATTAAAGAAAATTTCATTAAACAATGACAAGTAATGAATTTATAGTTTGGTTTACAGGTTTCACAGAAGCATGTAATGATTTTCACCCAACTCCTAAACAATGGGACCGTATCAAAGAAGTTTTAAATGAAATCCAAGACTATAATGATAATCCTGGAATAGATGATGAAATAGATAATTGTTACTACATAAAAGAAATACCATTAAATGGAACTATACATGTAACAGGATCTGGAGTATCAGCTAATACTTTCTCTACCTCATCAAATGGAACTTCAATATCCACTACAATGGTATGGAATGATAAAATGGGAAATTGGCACTACACTAACCATCCAGAAGGATTTGGATATTATATAAACAGTACATTAGAAAATAAAAAGAAAGAAAATGAATGATAAATTAGTAATATGTTCTCATTGCGAGTCAGATGCTTGCTATGAACATGAAAGCTCAGATAAGATAATTATATGGAATTGCATGGGTTGTGGTTTCACAACTAATGAAGTTATGATTGATGGAAGTCAATTAGTACTTGATACAGAAGAAGTATTGCCTGAGCTATATAAAGATATTAAATTTGTAGATGATAAAAAACGAGTTTGGTATCCAACAGTACTTAATGTACCTAGTAAAGGTACTGTGTTCGCTAATGGTACTAGTAAGGATAATTGGGGATGGGCAGGTATTATAGCTGTTGAGACAACAGATGAAGAAAAAAATAAACTAAAAGGAGCCACTCATAAATCAGATCCTAAAACATTAAAAACATTTGATAAAATGTCTTTTGATGAGGCGTGTGCTTATATTAATTTAATCTAAAAATAAGGTCATGGTAACAATTAGTTTTGCTATTACTGCTTGTAATGAACATGAAGAATTAGATAGACTTTTGAACCAACTTCATACTCATATAAATGATGGAGATGAGGTTATAGTTCAATTAGATAAAACTGCTACTAAAAAAGTTCGTGATGTAGTTAAAAGTTATGAAGCACGAGGTACAAGATATGAATATGAGGTTATAGAATATTCTTTAAATAATGATTTTTCTTCTTTTAAAAATAATCTTAAAAATAAATGTTATAAAGATTGGATTTTCTTTATTGATGCTGATGAGTATTTAAGTGAAGGGTTATTAGATAATATTCATAGTATACTTAATATAAATAAAGGATTAGTTGATGTTATAGCTGTACCTAGAATTAATACAGTGGATGGATTAACTAGAGATCATATTGATAAATGGAAGTGGTTTGTAGATGAAAATGGATGGATTAACTATCCTGATTATCAAACTCGTATTTGTTTTAATTCAGCAGAAATAAACTGGGTAAATAAAGTACATGAACGTTTATCAGGATGGAAGCGAATAGCTAATCTACCTGAAGGATATGATTTAATTCATCCTAAGACAATTGAAAGACAAGAACATCAAAATAATTTTTATAATACATTATAATATGGATCAACTAACACAATTAGGAGTTAAATACAATACTGATAAAGCTACTGATCATAATTTTACTCCATTTTATGATAGCTTTTTAAATCAATATAGAGAAACATTTACTAATATTTTTGAAATTGGAGTCCAATATGGTCCAAGTATTAGAATGTGGTCTGATTATTTTCCAAATGCTAAAATATATGGCGCTGATATTAATTTATTAATAGAGAAGGAAAATGATAGAATGTTTTTATTTGATAAGATAGATCAATCTAATAGAGAAGATTTAGCTAAAGTACTAGACCAATCAAGTTTCGATGAATTTGATTTAATTATTGATGATGGTGGTCACACAATGAAACAACAACAAGTTAGTTTAGGATATTTATTTCCTTTTGTTAAGCCAGGAGGATTTTATATATTAGAGGATATACATACTTCATTCCAAGAACGTTTTAATGATTATGAATGTCATGTTAACACATGTCAAATGCTTCAAAATATAAATCATTATGGTAAATTATATTCTAATTATATGACTGAAAAAGAAATAAATTATATATTCAATAATATCAGTAATGTTGATTTTTATACCAACTCACCTAATTTAAGCCATAGCATGACTTGCATTATACAAAAAATAAAATAATAAAATAACAATGATTAAGATAGAAAACATCCAGTCTCTAATTAGTAATCATGTATCACCTTACATTTATAATGCTAAAGCGTTTAAACCAGGTGAAACACCTATTTACTACTCAGGTCCATATTGGGATGATAAAGAAACTGAAGCAGCTATAGATTCATTTCTAAATGGTAAATGGATCACAGCTGGAGAGAAAGTATATAAATTTGAGAATAAATTTAGTAAACGATTTAATACTAGACATTCACATATGGTCAATTCAGGAAGTTCAGCTAATTTAATTTTAATAGCTGCTTTAAAGAAAAGATTTAAATGGGAAGATGATGATGAGATAATTGTATCACCTGTTGGGTTTGCAACTACTATTTCTGTATTATATCAAAACAGATTAAAACCAGTATTTGTAGATATTGAATGGAATACTTTAAATTTTGATGTTAATCAAATTGAATCTAAAATAACATCTAGAACTAAAGGTATATTTATATCACCTGTATTAGGTAATCCTCCAGATATGGATAAATTAATTAAATTATGTGTTAAATATAATATAAAATTAATAGGAGATAACTGTGATAGCTTAGGAAGTAGATGGGATGGAAAATATTTAAATGAATATTATGTAGCATACGCTAACTCTTTTTATCCAGCACATCATATTAGTACAGGAGAGGGAGGAATGTGTTGTACAGATGATGATGAATTAAAAAAATTATTTGTAAGTTTAAGTTGGTGGGGTAGAGATTGTTATTGTATTGGTTCCGCTAACTTATTACCTTGTGGAACATGTGGGAATAGATTTGATAAATGGTTAGAAAACTATGATGGTGTTATAGATCATAAGTATGTGTTTAGTGAAATGGGATATAATTTAAAACCATTAGATTTACAAGGTGCAATTGGTTTAGTTCAACTTGATAAATTAGATGAAATTGAAGCTAATAGAAAAGTTTCTAGAAATACTTTATCTAAAATATTCACTGATAATATACCTGGTCTAAGAATACCAGATGTATTACCTAAAGCAGATCCATGTTGGTTTGGTACTCCATTTATATGTGATGAACCAGGATTAAAACATAGACTAGTAGAATATCTAGAAGCAAATAAAATACAAACTAGAAATTATTTTGCAGGTAATATCTTACTACACCCAGGTTATTCTAAACTTGATGACTATAATTTATATCCGGAAGCAAATAAAGTACTTGATAAGGTATTTTTTATAGGAGCAGCTCCACATTATACAGAACCTGTATTTAATTATATAAATGATGTTATAACTAAATTTAAATGAAAATATTAGTACTAGGAGATGGTTTATTAGGAAGTGAGATTGTAAGACAAACAGGATGGGATTATATTTCTAGAAAAAAAGACAATATTGATTTTATTAATGATTCATTATCTTTTTATTTAGGGCATTATGATGTCATATTAAATTGTTTAGCTAATACAGACACATACTCAACAGATAAAGAAAGTATATATTCTATTAATTATCATTTTGTTATTAAATTATCAAATCTTTGTAAAACATTAAACAAAAAATTAATTCATATATCCACAGATTATGTTTACGCTGATTCAGATTCTGATATTGATGAAAATGGTTTAGCTATACCAGCTCCAAATTTTTATTCATATTCAAAATTATTAGCAGATGAATATGTTATGTTTAATAATAATGATTATTTAATATGTAGATGTTCATTTAAACCAAAACCATTTCCGTATAATAAAGGATGGATTGATCAATATGGAAATTTTGATTATGTTGATGTTATAGCTGATTTAGTTATACAATTGATAAATAAAAATGCTAATGGATTATATAATGTAGGAACAGAGAAAAAAACAATATATCAATTAGCTAAACAAACAAACTCAAATATTATATCAGAGTTTAGACCAAATAATGTACCCAGTGATATATCAATGAATATTGATAAACTTAAATTAATGTTATGAATGTAGTATTTTTATCTCAAATGGGATTCATAGGTAAAGTACCTAGAAATCATCCCAACATGAGAGTTGAATTTGCTCAAATGTGTGCTTTACAAGTTGATCATTATCCTTTATTTAATATAGACAACATACCAAATAGATATGATGTAGCAGTGTTATTAATACCCAAAACACCAACTGATAGAGATAAATTATATAATATTGATATAGTAGATAAAGTCCGTAAAATAGCAGATAAAGTAGTGTTTATGCAAGAAGGACCTAGTTGGATATACCAAGATCTACCAGTACATCAACAAATATGGCATTATAATTTATTAACTAGTGTAGATGGAATATTAAGTGAAAATGAAACTGATATACCTTATTTTAAAGGTATTAATCCAAAAGCATTAGTACAAGATATTCCTTCATTAATGGTTGAGGATAGTGTTTTAGAATTTAAAAATATTAAACTACAAGATAAAACTATAATAGGAGGTAACTTCACTAGATGGTATGGTGGGTTTGATAGTTATGTTATTGCTACTGAATTTGACTTACCAATATATTGTCCTAGTATGGGACGACGTCAACCAAATGAAGAACAATTAGTTACTCATTTACCTTATTTACAATGGGTTGATTGGATTAAAGCATTAGCTGAATTTAAATACGCTATACATTTAATGCCTACAATAGCTGCGGGTACATTTGCTATGAACTGTGGTTTCTTAGGTATACCTTGTATTGGATATAATGAAGCTGATACTCAAAGAAAAATACATCCATTATTAAGTGTTGATTTAGGTGATTTAGAATCAGCTAGAAATTTAGCTATTAAATTAAAAACTGATGAAACGTTTTATATTGAATGTTGTGGTGATGCTAAACAAAATTATAGAACACATTTCAGTGAGGAACAGTTTATATTTAAAATGAATAATTACTTTAATAAACTATGAATATAATAGTAGCAATAGATGATACACACCCAGAACAAAATTGGGGATGTGAAGGTGATCAGTCAGTAGAATATTTAAAAGAATTAAATAAAGAATTTGGCTGTAAATTTGTTTTATTTTCTCCATCCAATTATCATAACAAATATCCTTTATCTAAACATAAAGACTGGATTCATTATTGGCAACAGTATAATTGGATTGAATTAGCAGGACATGGACATTACCATAAACGAACAGTTAATAATCCAAGTTGTCGTGAGTGTGAGTTTGTAGAACTAGATTATAATCAAGCTAAAGATAGATTAATAGAATGTTTACATGAATGGGATTCAACAGGTTATTCTCCCACTGGATGGAGAATGCCAGGTTGGTTAGCAACACAAGGTAGCTTTGATGCTGTAAGTGAAGTATTTAATTATACAGCAATTCATACTCATCTTAATGATAATATTAAAGTAAATAATAGAATATTTAAAGGTGAAAGTTCAATCCATAATACAGAATCTATAACAATGGTAGATAATACTATATATTTTCAATCTCACATATGGGGTGAATACAATAAGAATAATTGGACTGAAGATAATTATGAAAACTTCAGACATATACTTTTATATTTAAAAGATAATTTTGAACTAAATTTTAAACTATTTAATGAGTTATGAAAATACAATTTATAATTATAGGATGGCATTATTTTCCTGATTACATAAATGATCTTATTGAATTAAAAAACAGTAATGACAACATTAATGTATTTTGGGTTTGTAGAAAAGATCCACCTCAAATAATTAAAGATAATTTTGATTGGAAATTATTTGATAATATAGGTCTAGAATGGGGAGGTTATGTTCAAGGAGTAAATCATTTAAATTTAAATGATGATGATTTTATATTTTTTACTCATGATGATATAATAATTAAAGATTGGAGTTTTATAAATTTATGTTTATCAAGCACATATAAATTTGATGTTATGGCTAATGGAATGAATTATGGTTTTTATTTAGATCCAAATGCTATTATAACACCTAATAATACTGAAGAATCTATACCTTATGGTTCAATTAATACTTGGTTAGATGTAGCTACTAATAAAGAATTATTTGATACACCATTACAATGTTACACAACAATTAGAGGTAGTTTTATTTGTATGACTTATTTTAATTATAAACGTATAAATGGATTTGAATATATTAATGACCCATATGATGGGAAAATGGAAAATATACAATGGGGAAACATAATGGTTAATCTAAATGGATATAAATTTAATAAAATATTTGGTAATGACAGAATGGGATATTTATCTGATAGGTATGCTGACTCAGATTTTATTTATGAATTAGAAAGAGGAAAACATGGTTGATATAGTATGTACATGTTATGATGTTAATGAGTTTAAAATACAAGCTGAGTTTTATAATAAATTCAATTTCAAATACCCAATACATTTTATAACTAATTTTGAAGATGAAGAACAAATTAAACTTATATCTCAAGAAACCGGTTTAAATATAAATTGGTTACAATATAATCCTAATAAACATATGGGTGCATTTGCTTTAGCAAGTTCAGCTAATGAATTATTAACTCAAGATTATATTTTACATTACCATGCAGATATGATTTTTAGAGATATAAATGATATAGATTGGATGGTTAAAGAATATATTCAATCAAATAAAAAATTAGCTGGTATACCTAGACAATGGATGTTTGATGATAATTATAATTTAATTGATAATAAAAGTTTACCAATTAGGACTGAATTTTTCTTTATAACTAGAGATTTATATAGTAAAGTATTTAATTTAGACAATTATAATATTATAGCTGATAAATGTATTAATAATGGACATCCATCATTACATTTTGAGCCTTTAATATATGCTGGATTAGAATTAAATAAAGTTGGAATAGCTAAAGAAATTCATTATCTTGAGGATATAAAACAGTTAAAAGATAAATATAAAAATGATTTAGTGTATTATAATACTATGTTTGAAAGAACAGGTATGTTGAGATTAAAATAAATTTTATGAATATATTAGTTACAGGAGGAGCTGGCTTTGTTGGTACTAACCTAATTAAAGCCTTACTTAAAAAGGGATATAATGTTATATCTATAGATAATTACAATACAGGATTAGAATCAAATCACCAACCAGGAGTTAAGTATATTAATTATGATATTAGAAATATTAGTGATTATAACGCTTGGGGAGAATTTGATGTTGTATATCATTTAGCTGCTATAGCTAGGATACAACCATCATTTGATAAACCTGAAGAATATTTTACTACAAACGCTAATGGTACTTTAAAATTAGCTAGTTATTGCGCTAAAAATAATATACCACTTATATACGCTGGTAGTAGTTCTCATCATGCTGGTAAATTAACTAATCCATATACTTTTAGTAAAGATATAGGAGAAGAAATAATTCAATTATTTGAAAACATATACAAATTAAAATCAACAATAACACGTTTTTACAATGTTTATGGTCCATACCAACTAAAAGAAGGTGGTTATACAACATTAATTGGAGCATGGGAAAAAAAAGTTGAAGAAGGACAACCATTAGTTATATATGGTGATGGTAGAAAACGTAGAGATTTCACCCATGTTGAAGATATAGTTGAAGCATTGATACTAATCTTAGAAAAACAAAAATGGGGTTATATCTTTGAATTAGGCAGAAATAGAAATTACTCAGTTAAAGAAATATCTACTATGTTTAATAAAGAAGTTATATATAAAGATGATAAACCAGGAGAAGCATTTGTAACATTATGTGAAGATCCATTAGCTAAAGAAACATTAGGGTGGTCACCTAAACGAAATATTGAAGATTATATAAAAGAATATTTATGCAAAAAATAACATTTGTACTACCAAGTAGAAATAATTTAGAATTTCTTCAACTAGCGTATAAATCAATTCGTAATTTATCAACTAAACATGAAATACTTATATTAGATGATGCTAGTGAAGATGGAACTCAAGAATGGATTAAATCAATAAACGATGAAGACTTACTTACTTTTCGCAACCCAGGACCAAACCGTATTGGTATTGTCGGCATGTTTGATAAAGGTATTGAAATGGCTAGAACCGAAATTATATTTGCTTTTCACGCAGATATGATAGCTGGACCTAATTTAGATACCAATATATTAAAACATTTAAAACCAGGTACTGTAGTTAGTGCTACTAGAATTGAACCACCATTACATCCTCCAGGACCAGAAAAAATAACTCAAGATTGGGGGAATGAAGTAGATCAATTTGATTTTAATGCATCTATGAATGCTATAGGATTTTTCGAAACCCAAAATAAAGATAAAGTAACTGAAGGTATATTTGCACCATGGTGTATGTATAAGACAGATTACTTAGCTATTGGTGGACATGATGAATTATTTGCTCCTCAATCAAAAGAAGATAGTGATTTATTTAATCGTTTTGTTTTAAAAGGATATAAAGTGATTCAATCATGGGATGGTTTAGTTTATCACTTTACTAGTAGAGGAAGTAGATTTAATAAACATGCAGGAGGTAGTGCTGGAAAAAATAGTGAAGAATGGATTTATACAACAAGTAAAAATGCTAGAAATTTTATTCGTAAGTGGGGACATTTTGTTAAACATGATGATTATTTAAAACCAATTATACCTCATAAGTATGATATTGGTTTTGTAGTTGATAATTGCAATTTACAATTAATAACAGCTTTAGAACCATGGTGTAATACTTTATATACAGATGATGAATTAGGTATTAATGAAGCTACTTATTATGAAAATGAGCAACCACATACTAAAATTGATCTTAAAAGTAAATTTAAACTAATAAAACATACTGTACCTAATAATGATATTATAGTTAAATTTGATGGTAAATTATTAACTCAAGAATTATTTAACATATTAACTCAATTACCAGAAATAATAGCTGAGTCAGGTGAAGTAGGTACATTTGAATTAGATATATTTAAAATAACAATTAATAATTTAGAAACATACGAACATAATTTGATTCATATTTATAATAAATAACTCGTATGGCTAAAAAATCAACTAGAAAAATACCTACAATGGTATTATCAGTTATAGGAGATGGAACACCAGATGTTGAAACATTATGTAGTAATGAAGTATTTTCAAAAGCTGTATATATTGAGGCTGTAGAAAGTATTAAAGATGCTATTAAAAGTGAATCTAAAACAGCTATATTATTTGAATTAGGGAAAAGTGAATATTATGTTGAATTAGATAAATCAGAATGGAAACAATCTCTACAATCATGTATGGATAGATATATTGAAAAAGAATTATATGAGGCATGTGCTGAAATAAAAATACTAATAGATAAAATAAATTAACATGACAAATGATGGTTTTGATGATATAAAAAAAGCAGTTGATAGTTTACTTAAAATAAATTCAACAGTTAAAAGAAAGAAAAAAGCATATATTGAGAAGCAAAAAGATATATTTACTAGTATTATATTAGCATTACAAGCTGCTCAAACTAGAACTCATTTAGCTAATAGTGATTTAAAAATTGACTTTAGTACTTATGATGAGTTATTTTTTCAAGTGATAGACTCATTTATATTACTTCATTTTGGAAAAGAAGGATATGAAGTAATTAGTTTCTATTTATATGAAAAATTCAATCCAGATGGATCAGTAAATGAATTATATGATGATGAGGAAAAAATAGTCCCATCAACAACACCTGAGGATATTTGGACCATATTAATGAGATTAAAGTTAGATAATGAAAAATAAAATAAAACAAAAAATGAAAAAAATCACACTCATAGTAGTTAGTCTACTAACAATGTTATTTAGTTGTAACCCAAAAACAGAAACAGTTGAAGATCTTAAATCTGATACAGCAGTAAAAATTCATCAAGGATCTTTTGCCTTCTGTGGTGCATCAGCAGCAATTCCAACTGGAAAAAAGATTGTTGTTCAAGGAGTAGTATATGATGAAGGATGTGCTATATGTCCAGTATTAACAGGACCATCTATTTCTAATTTAGCAATGGAAGGAGATAGTGGAACTTATGGAAAGTTTAATGTAAAGGAAAATTTCCAATCACCTGATGGAACCAATAATACAGTATGGTCTCTATTTTGGTACTATGATACAGCTACAGCAATACCACAATTTAATCCAGCATCTAAGGAGTGGGAATTATCACCACCTGTAAATCGTTCATTTATTGTAAATCTTGATCATCCAAACACAAGTGAAAGCAACATGTTTGCAATGCCAGGTGTTATCTTTGATACAACATCTACAGGTATTATATTAGCAAAAGTATATGGACCACTTAATGAAGCAGCAGTTCCATTACGTAAAGCAGTTCCTGTTACATCTGGAATGACATCTATAACAGCAGCTAAAGAAGGATTTCCATATCCTGTAGGTACACCTGTTCCGATTAGTGGATTAAGTAAGGAACTTCAAAAAGAAGAAAAAAAATAAATGCTACCAAAACCATTAGCAAAATCAGATATTGAAAGAGCAATGGCTATGACTAAATCAAATCGTGCAGGTGCTAGGTACCTGCACGTTAGTTATATTCATTATAAAAAATACGCTAAAAATTATACTGATGAAAATAATATCACCTTGTTTGATAAACATAAAAATCAATCAGGTAAAGGTATAGCTAAATTTTTATCTAATAGAGGTAAAGAACCAGCATTAAAAGATATTATTGAAGGTAGAGTACCTATTGACTCATATACACCTGAGAAATTAAAGAATAGATTAATACAAGAGAGTTACTTACAAGAATGTTGTACTAAATGTCAATTCGCTGAACGTAGAGTCGTTGATTATAAAGTGCCTTTAGTACTTAATTTTAAAGATGGAAATAAAAAGAATTGGACATTAGAAAATTTAGAATTATTATGTTACAATCATTATTTCCTTTATGTTGGAAATATATTCACTGATAAACAAATCCAACACTTGGAAGATTATAATCCATCAACATTTGAATCTAAAGTTGATTGGGAATTAGATGATTACTATAAAGAACATTTACAACAATTAGGAGTGATTGAACAGGATGGTGAATTAGGTAGTGAATTTATTTCTAAAATTTGACCTAGATTAGGTTATTATATTTAGTTATAAATAAAAATTAAGGTTATGTTATGGACACTTAAGAAAATGTTCACAAATGGGACAGTTATAAATGAAATAGTTAGTTCAACAGAACCAATTGTAATTTATCCTAAACGAGATGAAATCATATCTAGTTACGCTAGTCGATTTAAATATCATATTGAACATCATTTACCTCCAACAATTTATAAATCAGATAGAGACAATAAAACATATCTAGTCCCAATGTGGATAGAAGTACATCCAGAAACTAAATTTGAAGATGTTGTTTGGATTAAACCAAAACAGAAAAAAATAATTGAACATATTGATGGTTCAATGGGTAAGTATAAAACAACTTACAATCCAAATAAAAATACTTATAAATGTACATGTATGGGATTTTGGAGAAGTAAAGGTAATTGTAAACATGTTATAGCGTTGAGAGAGAAAAATTTGGATATTAAAATTAAATAAATTATATTTAATATATGGCTAAAGTAAATAGTAAGCAGGGTCAGTATCATATAGGAAATGGACAACATCTTACAGTTAAGTCATCCTATACTGTTCAAATGAAAGATCATTTAATGTTATTCACTGGTGATGCATCATACCCAATAATTGAATTACCTATTGAGATTAAAGCTGATTTTGAAAAAATACCTAATGAATGGCATCAGATATTAATACAAATGATGATGGTTAGATATGGAGGTGTTGTTAGATGTGATAATAATACAAAACCATTTGAAGTACCATTTAAAACAAAACGTAGATGGTATAATTTTTTAAAATTTTTTAAATAAATAATATGAAGACTACTTTATGGGTGTGTGGGAATATTTATAATAGATGAATATCACATATATATATTTAGTTGAGAATTGTTATGGAGATCCTAATAAAGTTTATATAGGTAAAACTAAATCTCCTTTTATTAGAAAAAATCAACATAAAATAACATACGGTAAACAAATCAATTTCACTATTATAGATCAAGTAAAATCATTATATAGAAAAAATTGGGAACCATTAGAAACATATTGGTTAGAACAATTCAGACAATGGGGATTTAAAATTGTGAATAATAATAAAAAAGGAGGAGGTGGGTTAGAATTTTGGACTGAGGAGATGAAGATTAAATTAAAGAATAATAAAGAGCGAGGGTTAAAAATAAGTGAATCTAATAAAGGAAGAGTAAGTTATTTTAAAGGTAAAACATTTACTAATGAACATAAAATTAAAATAAAAGAAAAACGAGGACATTTAATAGGAAGAAAAAATACTTGGTATATATCACCTGTTTTGCAATTTGATTTACAAGGAAATTTTATTCAGGAATGGAACTCACAAAAAGAAGCTCAATTGTTTTTTAATAAGCCTAATAATGATGGAATAGGAGCTGTATGTAGGGGAAAACAAAAAACAGCTTATAATTATATTTGGAAATTTAAAAATTAAAATAATATGTTAAAAATTTTATACTTTACAGCTCCTGCTTGGTGTGGACCATGTAAATCATTTAGTCCAGTATTTGATGGAGTAATGAATGAGACTGGGGTTAATTTTAATAAAATAGATGTTGATACAAGTAGTGAATTAGTATCTAAATATATGATTTCAAGTGTCCCAACAATTATATTTGAAATAGGTGAAAATATTGTATATCGCCAATCAGGTATTATGAGTCGTGGTCAATTGATTAGTACTATCCAACAATTCAGTTAGTTTGACCGCAGTTTGTACGTTAAATTTATTATATAAATAAAAATTAAAAATTATGAGTAACGTATTCACAGAATTGACCATGGAGCAGGTCAAACAAGCAGCTCCAAGTATTTTTCAGACAAAGCAAAAAGCTAACCTGAGTGAACATTACGTTCACATTCCGACCGACAGAGTAATAAATGACATGATGTCATTAGGTTGGAAGCCGTGCCAAGCGGTTGAGATTAAAGCTCGTAAAAAATCTACTAAAGGTTATCAACGACACATGATTAAGTTTTTTAATCCAGACATTGTGATTGAAGGTGTTAATGGAGATGATGTATTTCCACAAATACTATTAACAAATAGTCATGATGGATTAAGTTCATTTAAGTTTCAAATTGGATTGTTTAGATTAGTATGTTCAAATGGATTAGTAGTTATGGATACTAGTTATGGTGATTTTAAACTACGCCACATGGGATATACATTTGCTGAATTAACTGAAAAAATTAATGAGGCAGTTGGATCATTTCCAGGACTAGTTGAAAAAATTAACAAATTTCAAAACATCGAATTAAGTGATAAACAAGTAACTAAGTTTGCTGAAAAAGCATCTGCGGTTAGATTTGGTGAGGGTGTTAAAGTTGATTTAAGTGAATTGTTAGTAGCTGAGCGTAAAGCAGATGAAGGTAATAATTTATGGGTTGTGTTTAATCGAGTTCAAGAAAAATTAATCAGCGGCGGCTGTAGTTATATGAATGGAGTTAAAACACGCAAAGCTAGAGCAGTCAAGAATTTCAGCCAGGATTTGAAGATCAATGAGGCATTATGGGAGCTGGCTGAGGAGTTTGTTAATTAAACACTCCGCTTCATCTGGTATATTTATATCAAATACTGACTATGGTGTTTAAATTTGAGTCGATTGAGGAGTTTAAGAACAAGATAGAAAGTAAAGATATAAGTATATCAGTTGAAGTATTCAATCAAATTAAAAAAGCGTTTAATGATAAACGTAAGCGTAAACAGGTAACAGCATTTACACTTCATATAAAAAATGAAATGGTTGAGTTTATACTTAATCGTGATCAGTGGGTTGTGTCTCTTAATACTTGTCTAAGTGCATTCTCAGAAAACGATATGTTTGAAGAGTGTATTGAAATTCAAAAAATATTAAAAGAACTAAACCATGAATACAGTAGACATAAACAGGAAAAACACAGTTAAAATTTTTGATTGGTGTAAAAAAACATTTGGTGCTAGTACTATAAATGGTTCTTATCCCAAATTAGTATTTCATAAGAAAGGTGAGTGGGCAGGATGTTATGATGTTTATAATAATGAAATACATGTCTATAAAGGTAAACATAGAACATTTGTAGGATTTATAGGCACAGTTATTCATGAATATACTCATTACCATCAGAGTATAAAACGAAAATATAATAAATTACAAGAGACATATAGTTATAAAAACCATCCATTAGAACGAGAGGCTAATAGAATGGAGAGAAAATATAAATGGATGTGCTACTATGAAATTTTTTCCAACAATCCTTTTATGATTGAATAAAGACCACTTTATGGGTATGCAGAGATATTTATTAATATGACAAACATCACTTATATATATTTAATTGAAAATATAGAAAAAGGAACTAATAAAGTTTATATAGGTAAGACTAAAAATTTAAATTGGAGAAAAGAAGCTCATGAAAAAACATATGGTAAACAAATCAAATTTACTGTTATAGATCAAATAGAGTCATTAATTAAATACAATTGGGAACCATTAGAAACATATTGGATTGAACAATTTAAACAGTGGGGGTTTGAAGTAATAAATAAACGTAAAAAAGGCGGTAGTGGTCCTGAATATTGGACAGAAGAAATGAAGTTAAAATCTCAAAATCATCCAACTAGAGCAATAAATATAAGTAAAGCCACGAAAGGAAAACCTAGAATAGGAATAGCTAAAGAAAGATTAATTAAAGGAAATAAAAATAAAAATAAAGGTAAAAAACAAACATTAGAGCATATACAGAATCGTTTCAAAAATATAATTGGTTCAAAAAGAAATGATGAAACTAGAAAAAATATAAGTGAGGCGAAAAAAGGTAAAAAATATAATATAACAAAACAAGGTGAACAACATGGTCATTACGGCAATAAACAATCTGAAGAGACAAAACATAAACGTAGTGAGTCATTAAAAGGTAAACCTAACTTAAAGTTAAAAGGTTGCAAACACTCAGAAGAAACAAAACAAAAAATGAAAGAAGCACAAATAAAAAGATATTCAAATAAAATAATTTAAACTTTGTATTCATACTTTTAATTTTTATTTCGCCCCGACTATTCTTAGTCTGGGGCTCTTTTTTTATATTTATAGCAGACAATTTATTTCTAATTAAATAAACCCTATGTGTGACCAATGTCAAAAAATCCATTTGAAAAATTCGCAGACAAACTTCTCAATCGAGATAAAAAGGGACAAGATTTACGTAAGTATAATATCAATCTAAATGGTATATTAGGAGATGATGTTGACTATGATGAGATACAATACAATGAACATCGTAAATTAATAGGCACAGCTAAAATTTGCCTTAATAATCAATTACATTTTTGGATGTCTAAAAATGGTGATTTCCGCCCTCGAATAGACGATTTACAACATGATATTAGACAATCTGCTAATATATGTGATCGTATTACAAAAAAACAACATACGGCTGATGATATTACAAAACTCCGTACTATACTAACTAAACATGGTTGTGTTTGATTGACCGCAACTCATATGCTATATTTAATTATAAATAAAAATTAAGTATATGACATTAGAAAAATTAATGGATTTAGAATTTGAACTAACCAAGGTTTATATGGAAAATAAGACTGTTGATAATTGGAATAAATTAGTTGAAATTAGAGAATTAGGCACAGTAATGGAAATGGAAGCTGAATATGAAATAGAGATAATAGGTAAAGAAGCAATTAATGCCCAATGGGATTTTTTAATTGACCTGGATTAATTCACTATATTTAATTATAAATAAAAATTAAGGTTATGTTGACTAAAAATGATTTTCCCCAATATGATGGTTTATATTACGTCGGTAATGTAGTTGATATAGATGGTGATGGTTGGGTAGATGAAGAACAAGTAGAACTAATCATTGAAGAAATAAATGCTGGAGTTGATAAGGTGCAAATATTCGCCTATCCAAACAGACCTGAATTAATTTACCTTCCAGTAACACCAGATGAAAAATTAAATTTTATACACTTAAATTAAGGTTATGAACACTAAACAGTTTTTGTACGACACACTTAAAGCCCAACTTGATATTAGACAACAAGAATGTGATCAGTATAATAAAAATACATACACTCCAGCTATGGTTGAGTTAAAAACTAAAGTCAATAGATGGTTTGTTGATAATATTAAAGCTACATATGATGAATTTGATTATAATGGGAGTGAAATTGAAATAATATCTAGTGACTCAGACAGATATAATTTTAGAGTTAGATTAGCTAATAGGTATGAGGGTTATAATAAAAAAACAGAATTAAATATCATGTACAGTAGTGCTAATGTAGGATCTAGTGTAGCACTTTATATTAATCACATCAAACTTTTAAATGAATTAGTTGATAAATACTCAACCATTAGTGATTTATTTGAGAATACATGGAAAGTTCAATATAATGAAATAAATAATAATAAAGTTAAATTTGAAGAAGATTATAAAACATTAAATAGTGCTTTAAATACTTTATCGCTTGAGATACGTGATGATAAACTCAAATCAATGTTAGAAATTGGTTATGAAAGTACTTCATTTAAAAAATCACTACATTGTACTTATGAGAATGAATTAGTTGAAAGAAGTAAAAGTATAGAATTACAATATGGTCGATCAAAATATGATACTACTTATACTCATGGTTTTAAAGTATTAAATAAAAAAGGTAATAAATATAAAATAGTGGTATATTTTGAAGATGGAAGACAGAGAGAGTATGATGTGTTAGAGAAAAAATTTAAAGACTTTGTTGATAAAGTTTATACTTGGGAATATGATCAAGCTGATAAAAGTAATGAAAAAGAAACAAAACGTTATGAATCAAAATTAAAAGCCGCTTAATTGACCTAAATAAAATTATTAATTTAAAATAAAATAAAAGTTATGCAAAAAAGAAAATTTACAATTGAAAAAGAAGTTGAATGGAAACAAGGTAAAATTAATACTTGGTTTTATATTAAATTAATTGATGAAAATAATTCATCTACATTTATAGATATAGCAACAGATGAAGTTACAGCTAACCAGTTATTTGAAGCAGCTGTTAACAACTATATTAAACCATCTAAAACAATAATTAGAGAATATGAGGTTGAAGAAAGTAAGTGATGAACAATTAATGAAAATGATCATTGATGAGATGTTTATTATTGCTGGTTATACTGATGTTCAATATGAAGATATTCTTAAAGTTGATAATTGGTTTCAACAATATACAATGACTCAAGATCAAAATAATCAGTGGGTAGATGCTGCTATTAAAATTATAATGAGAGAAAGACGTCGGCCTAAATATATGGCTAAAAAACAAATGATATGGATTGGTTTAAGTTATGGTCTTAAAATTATAAATTATGAAGATAAACAGAAGTAAGCTGGAGGGGTATTTAAAACATATCAAAATACACAACAGTAAAGGACTATCAGACTCTGATTTGATTGATAAATTAGCATCATGGATGGAAACAAATCCATCATGTATTAGTATGGATGAAGTATCACATCCAAGTCGTTATTATTACTCAACTGTAGGTTATGGAATATTTAGTTTATTAGGTGAAAGATATAGAATGGGTCGAGTTGAAGTATTTGATAAACAAAATAAAAGTGGTTATCAAATTGATGAAGGTTTATATTGTATGCCATTTATAGCTGCTAACCAATTTGAAGATTTTATAGAAACATTAGAAACAGATTTACCTATTCATATCAGTATAGGTAGTGTTGATGAGTGTAATAGAGCAACTGCTGAAGAATTAGGAATTGATCCTGATAAAATGCATGATGATGAAACTAAAAAAGCATTTTGGAGAAAGAAAAATGATGTTTATGCTACTGAGCAAGGATTTAAAGATTGGGATGATTTATTAGCTAATTCCAAATTTAAACTTAAAAAATAAATAATATGATAGTTAAAGAATTAATAGAACAACTACAACAACTCGACCCTGAACTGCATGTATTTGTAGATGGATATGAAGGTGGATATGATGATGTTGTTATAAGTGAAGTTAAAGATATAGCATTAGATGTAAATAATGATTGGTGGTATGGCGTAAATGATAATTATGATGAGACTAAACATATTACTAACACAGTTGTAAAAGGAATTGTATTATGATTTCATACACCAGTAAGGGCAGGCCTAAAGAAATGCAGCTCGAAGACATGCCTCGCAAGTTCATACGTATATATGAGGATGAACAAACAACTGAGACATGGAAATATGATTTAAATAAATTTGAACGTGGTCCAATTGAAGTTGATATTAAATGGAAAAACGGCTTAGACAAGACAAGCAATTGGAATAAAATGCAGCGAGAAGCTAAAAACGATCGCAGAAACGATCGACAAATGAAAAAAATAAATGAAAGAGAAAACAACAAAAAAGGCAAAACTAAAACCAACACCACGATTAAAAATAGAAATTAATCAGGGACATTATTTTGAACTATTAGATAGAACACATGTCGCATGTTGTATGATTGATACTCATTTACTAAGTCATCCTTTGGCTACTGTGGATGAAGATATTAAATTTAAGCTAGAACAAGCATTAGGAATACTATATGAAACATATCAATTAATAGGAAGTAAAAGATCATAACATGAAAAGAGATAGGCTAAATGAGATAGAAGACATTGGATTTTATGTTGTAATGATGTTTGCATCAATTGTGATTGGATTTAGAATAATAGGAATGATTATAGAAATAAAATAGTCAGGTGGGCGTAATGAGGAACGGTTCCGAGTCCAGTAATGGTTGCTTATCCGGTTCGAGTCCGGCCCTGACTGCGAAAAATAAATTATGACATATTTAATTATTTATTGGATATTAACGACAGTGTACGGAGTATATTGGTGCATTACAACTCCTTCAATAGGAGATGATAAGAACTATTTTACATTAATGGATATATTGGCATATGTAGTTCCATCAATGATATGTGCACCATTCGTTGTTCCAATACACATTTTAGGATTAATTAAATTTAAACGATAAGTTATGGAAAATAAATTTACTATCTTTAAGTTATGAAACTAATAACAGTATTTATACTATGTTTATTTATTACACTAATATTATGTTCCTGTAGAAAGTATAAACAAATGTATTGGTATTATTACCGAGTAGAAACTAATTCACCAAGAGTATCAATAATCTATAAAGATGCGATAGGTAGAAGTAAAGTTGATACTCTACGTGGGTATGGATGGATGTATGGATTTACAAGTGATAATAATGATCAACCTCATAGTATCATAGTTCAGAATGATACAACAATAGGATGGATTAAGGTACAATGGATGCAAGGTAAAGATACATTACAAATGGTAAGTGATAGTGGAAGATACGTGAAAGTAAAATTATAATGACACATATGGAAAATAAATCAACAGTACAACAGTTAATTGAAGAATTAGAGAATACATTGGTACGGTCTATATTTGAAAGACTAGAAAGGGAAGGTATATTTACTAGAGCAATTGAAAAAGAATATAACCAACACATCAGGGATTATAATGCAGGTTATGATGATGCACAATGTAATCATATTAATGATGCGGAGAATTATGTTAATGAAATTAAATACATAAACAGTAACATATGACAACAGATCAAATTAAAGCACTAGCTGAAAAACAGTGGACATACCAATATGGATTTGAGGAGAGTGATAAACAACTATGGATGAATGGATTTGCTGTTGGCTATCTAAATGCTAGAATTGATAGAATTGATCAAGATGTACAAGTGGCTCAAGATAAAATAGCAACAATAATAATAAACAACAAACTATAACCCAGGAATAATAAAAAAACAAACATATAATGAATAATTTAATCAAGTTAACGGACACGGCAAATAATACAATATACATCAACTCAGAATTTATCGAGGCGGTGTATGTACCTGAATCAAATAAGAACGCAACGTGTATCAAGATGGCTATGGGTGGATATGAGTATACGATAGCTAAGATGATGGATGAGATAATGTCTATGATAAATAAGACATCACGTGCGACATTAAAATTAAGCAACACTAAGGATAATAAGGACAATGGCGAGGCAACAAGTAACTAAAATACATGTTAACCAACATAATGTTAGGTCAAATAAACAACGTGGGACGAAATTACCTGTGATAACAATTAAACAAGGTAAGACAAACACGTATTGTAATGAGGTAGAGATAATGGGACCGAGTAGGATAGTGTATGGGGGTGATGGGGTGGATGCTAAGCCGTTATTGAGTTGTGGTGCGAGAGTGGTAATTGAAACGACGGCTGACATAAAAATAGTGCGGTAGAAACGCAATAATAAGCGCTTAAATCGATGATATTAAAGGGTGACAAACAAGTATAACGGGTGGTAAGCGGGTGAGTTAAACGCATGTGTGGTATGTGAGGTGCGTATTGGTATGTGATAAGTGATTTGGATATGGGGTATGTGATGTTTGTGTTATGTTCCCCCCTTTCGGGCACGCCTCCAAGTCTTCCACTACAGGGACTCTATATAAGTATATATCTTAAGTTTGGTTGCCTAAAAAAATGATGTTATATTATAGTATAATTAAAATTTAAAATAAAACAAACAGTTATGAGTTATCAAACAAAAGTGAGGGCTAATTACCTCAACCGTACAGCGAAATTGTCTTTTTTTACTCATCGTAAGCGCACTGGCGACGTGACTCGCATCGCGGACGAGACTGGGTATTCAGTTAGCCACATCTCAAACATGATCAGTGGTGCACGTAGAGTAACAGACGCGGTAGCAAATACCATGTACATGTTGACTCGCAGACGTCAGAAGAACGAGCAATTCGCTTAATCAAGTACTGCCAGATTTAATGCAGGGTGTCCGGCGACCGCTAAGGCGGTTGACCGGAACCCCTATGCTATATTTAGTTATAAATAAGAAGCACATGATAACAATAGTAGAAGCAGTAATAGTAAGTGTAGTAAGTATAATCGGTTATGTAGTAGCAAAAGCGTTCTATGAGACGTGGATCAAATAATTGACTGACCGCAACACAATCACTATATTTAATTATAATAAAAATTTAAAATATGAACGGTTACACAAATAATAGGATGGATTTAAATCAAATATGCGAGTGGTTAACAAATAGAGACTATGAAGACATAGCGAGCATATTATTAGATAAGTTTAGTTCACATACGTGGACAGTGGATGGTATGATCAGAACAGATATAGTAGAAGAGATATTCGAACGCATATATGGAACAATTGATTTGTTCAGAGCAATGGAGTGTGATATAGCAACACATATACAATTCATTCCAGATTATGAAGCGCACGTTGATTAATTTGATTGACCCGAAAACGAATAGTATATTTAATTATAAATAAGTATTTAATAACACAAACAATAAAAATCAAGGTTATGTCTAAAACAAACACAGAAACAGTATCAGTAAAGCGTGGTCGTCCAACAGTAGAAGGTTCTAAGCGCCAGGCAGTATTAGCGATGCGTGCAGCTAAAGTAGCAGCTGGCGGAACAATACAACGTGGCCGTCCAAAGAATCCAGTTACAATCCAGGTGGATGTAGTAGCTAAAACGAAGACTGTTAAGTCTAAGGCGCCTAAGGCTGAAGTGACGGCTGACGAGACAATCTAAAGACGGGGAACAAGTGTTCACGCTTGGGGGTGGTGTTGGTGCTACTCCCAATTTTTATTTAACATATGTATAAGCAAAAATAATACAATGGATCAACTTAAGCAACAACTCAACGAGATGAAAGCTGAACTACAGGAGCTATATGAGAATCTAGACGGTGAACTAAGAAACACTGATAACCAGGCTTTGATTGATGATAGCTATCATGGTGTAGTATCTAAACTCGAATCGGCATTAAACGAAATGGAAACACTAATTGGTGATATCGATGCTGGTGTATATGAGAGATCATTAGATATAGATGAGATGTTAGAGGCAGAAGAAGATTTCTAACGCGGGTGTTAGAGGTGAAGGGATGTTAGAGGACCCCCGGTAATAGAGGTCCATCGACGTCAGTGGTTGACCCGTGTAAAAAGGGGCTGTATTCACCGATCTTAAACAGATCTCCGCATCGACGCATATATACTTATATATAACCATTTTCATCACAAGTACTCAATATTATAAATCTCTTCTTTTTAGGATTTTTACATCGACGAGAAAGTATATATTTATGCCAAATTAATAATCATGGCTAAAGCGAAACACACTTGGCGTCCAATGAAATCCAGACAGAATGGTAAGAAGCATAAGAAGCGTATTGATCAAAACAACGCGATATTAAAGCAATTTAGATAGTATAAATTTTTATACTGTGTATAGCCGGCCAATTATGGTCGGCTATTTTACTGACCGCGACTCATTAGCTATATTTAATTATATGAAAAATAAGAGTAAAAATATTGAGTTAAGTTTTAAGCGCCGAGATATGGTCAGCCAAGGAGCGTATGATGGAAGATTTACATCTAAAGTAGTCACAGATAAGAAAAAACAACTATCTAAGGATGGTGCTAAGAAATGGAAGAATGACCGCGACTAGTTCAGTATATTTAGGTATAATAAAAATTAAGAGTTATGTATAAAGAAAAATTAGAGAGTTTAGTGAGTTTACCAAAAAACCATTTTGATGCGATTATCAAATTAATTAACCCAAAAGTTACCGATAGTGATTTGGCACCTATGTTTCCCAAAGGTTGGGATGATAATAGTAAGTGGTTTGATACTACATACAATTATGATTCATTTAGGCATATTCAAATCCAGATTGATGAGCATAATGAAATAATGGCCGGTTGTTAATTGACCGCAACTTGTTTACTATATTTAATTATAATAAAAAATTAAGATTATGAATTGGAAAACATTAAGACCTGTTTTAAGAAACAAATTTGGAGAAAATTTTGCGTTTTACAATGACCTTTATAAATCCGGCACCCGCCGAATTAAAATCAGGGTTATTAATGCAGTAGAAGTTTTTAACTATATCAAATCACTTGACCCAACATTAGATGTCAAATTATATGAAACAGTTTCATATGGGTATAAGTGTACAAGGGTAACTATACACTATAGGTAATTGACCGCAACTTAATTACTATATTTAGATATAAATAAAAATTAAAAGTTATGGAAAATTTAATCAAAGTAAACACCGGAAATTTAACAAGTGATATTTTTTACGGTTCAATTAGAATCAATGGTCAGGATATTAGTGTGTCAAATTTATTAAAAGAAGATATTGTTTACAATTTTAGAATGACCGCAAAAGCAAAAGCAGGTTTTCAATGTATTAAAGATGTAAGTTGTGCGGGTAAAGATTTAGCTTGGTATATATCTAAACACACAACTGTAGTTGAAGTTGAAAGATTAATATCAGGTAGATCATATTGGTTTCATGTGTTGACAACTAAAGGTGGTAAATGGTATTCAATTGATAAGGCAATTTTAGAAAGTATAACTGTAGGTGATATGCACCAGGCATTTTCAAAAATGATTGATTGGAACATTTGGAATCAAGTAAACGCGAAAACACACGCTTGTAAATCATTTGTTAACAATAAAAAAGCCGCTTAATATGGATATACCTATTAACTCGTGGATTAAAATCGCGAAAGATGAAACCCAATATCAAGTGATTAAAGTGGAGGATGGTTTGATATGGTTTAAAACACAACTTGGAGTTGGTCAAACAATACCTTCACTTGTGAGTGAGGTGAGTGGTAGTATGGTTAAAAAACCAAGAAAAAACGCTAAATCCAACTGACCCAAATTAATTTACTATATTTACTATATAAATAAAAAGTTATGATAAACGTTAAAGAATTTAGAAAGTTAATTGATACTCAAGAAGAATTAGCTGAGGTGTTAGCAAAATTAGCAGCTGCTAAAATTAAAGCTGGTTATAGAAAAACACCAAATGGTAAATATTTAGTTACGTTTTATGTTTAATTGACCCTAATTAGTTTAGTATATTCATATATAAATAAGAAAACATGAGCAAAAAAGTCGGAATAGAACTTAGTCAACAAGAATTGAATGATTTGTATTATTGTGTTGAGACTATTAATCGTAGAGATTTTAGTCCTGGTATGAGTGAACGTTTAAATTTGTTAAGTGATAAGATTAGTGAGGAGGTTTATAAGTTAGCTAAATATCAAGAATGGCTTAAGGAGCGACTTAAAGAAGATAAGCTGAATCATGAAATGAATTTTAAGCGTGCCTTTGCTAGATATGGAGATTATTAACCGAAATTAATTTATTATCTTTAATCATAAATAAAAATTAAAAAAGTATGGGATTTTATTACGACAAGAACTCCGACCAAGAAAGAATGATTAGTAAGTTTGAAAAAACAGCTAAGCGTAACAAACAAGAAATGAGTGAGACTCATCCAGATTTTGAACCCACAATGTTACCACTTGCAGAACAATTTAAATATTGGGAACGTAAGAATGCTGAAAGTAGAGCTAAGAAGGATATTGATGATGCTAAACCAAAAGTAGCAGATGTAAGAAGAATTCGTTAATAATAAAAATAAAATAAAGATTATGGATTTTGATTATACATTAGAAGAATGTTTAGGTAAACAGGTTTGTGTTAAGATATTTCAAGAAGATGATCACGTTGATACTACTTTAGAAATTTGGCAGATAGCTAAACCTGCTGATTATGAGGAGCTTAAAAAACAAATTAAGCAACTTATTGAAAGTGATATGTTAAAGGAATATTATATATGTTAAAAAATAAGTTTATGGAAATGCAAGTAATTGATTATGCTCAATATATAACTGGAAAATGGTTAATTGATTGGAAAGGAGAAGAATATTGGATTCACTTTGCTGAAGGAGAATTGACTAATGATTGGATAATCATGAATAGTGATGAAGAAGAATTAGATATTGAATCAGAAACAGCTAAAAAATTAATTGAATTTTGTGAAGAACAACTTAAAAAATAATAAACCAGAAGAACCAAAGATTATAATTGTGAAATATAAAGGTAAAAAGCCTAAATATCATCGATCACGATTAAAGTTAAATAAAGACGGTTCAATAACAATTTACGAATAAAAATTTAATAACATGGATTTAAATAAAATGTATTGTCTAGTAGCTGTATTTGGATCTACAGTAGTTAGAGAAGTTTTAGAATTAACTAAAATATCTAATCCAACAGTTGTAACTGAAGTTTTTAATGACATGAATATGTCTAGGCATGCAGAGTGTGCTGAGTATTTATTTTCTTAATTTAAAATTAAAGGTTATGAACATTACAGTTGAACGATTAGAACAAATCGAAAAAGAAAGAAACAAAACAATGGGAGATAAAAACTTTCAAATATGGATGAAAGAATTAAATGTATCTCAATCATATCAGGATAGATCTTCTATAATAAACGCGATGGATATAATTAAACAGTATGATTATAGTACATATAAATTTCTAAATAATTAATTTATAACGTTTTATAAGAGAGAGTCGGGTTTTATTGACCCGGACTCCTTTGATAACTTTATCACAATTTGGTGAATCTTCGGGAGTTCGGCTTTATTGACCCGGACTCCCTTGCTATCTTTATTATATAATAAGAAATAAGAGATATGGTTATTATAATATTATGGTTTTTGTTGATGTATAGTTTATTAAGTGAAAATAAATAATTGATTGACCGCGACTGACACGTTAAATTTATTAGATAAAATAAAAAGTATGAACACAATTATGAAAAAAAGAGGCAGACCATCAAAAAAACAAGTAGCAAATTTTACAGTTACTACTTCAAATCCAATTAGTTTTGATATCATAAAATTGAATAATTTAGATATTGATCCAAGAATGATGGAAACTATGAAAACTGGTATGTCAATTGATAGTTTAATATCACACGAAGGTGGTGTTCCATGTGCTACAAATATTATGTGTATAGGGGATCCAGGAGTAGGTAAAACAACTGTACTATTAGATGTTTTATCAGGTGTTCAAAATCGTGGAAGAAAATGTTTATTCATTTCAGGTGAAATGGGTAAAAAACAAATGTTTAAATATACACAACGTTTTCCACAATTTGGTCAAATACAAACATTGTTTATGTCTGATTATTTAGAACATAATACAAAAGATGTTATTGAACAAGTTATGGATATGGGTTGGGATTTAGTATTAATAGATTCAATTGCTGAAATAATAGAAGGTGTTAGAGATGATAATAAATGGGATCGTAAACAAGCTGAATCATGGTTAGTTGATTTATGTGTTAAGAATAATAAAGGTGAAAATAAACAAGATAAATTCACATCACATTTATTAATTCAACAAGTAACTAAATCAGGTGAGTTTGTAGGTTCAAATAAATTGAAACACATGACAGACGCAATGATGGAGATGAGAAGAAGAAGTGATCGTGATGGTGGTGGAACATATATGAACTTTATGAAGAATAGAAATGGTAATGTTGATATGAAGTTTGGTTATGAGTTACAAAGTGATCATATATACTATGGTTCAATTGTAAATGAAGAAGAAGATAGTGAATAATTTTAACCTCAATTCGATTATTAAATTAAAATAAAATATAAAAATATGTTAAACAGAATAACATCAGTCACTTTTGGAGAATGGTCCAGTTATCATTCAAATAAAACCTTAACTGGTATAGGTTTTAAACCATCACATTATTGGGGAAATGAAGATTATTTTATTAATAGTGTAGATAGTACTAAATTAAAAAATGCTATTAAAATAATTAGCAATAGTAATAATAAAATTATAAAAAAGAATTGTATTGTATATGCTTCTAGAGCAAGTGAAATACCACGTTTCAAATTAAAAGAATATATTAAAGAAAATAATTTTAAGAAGACATCTAAAGTAAATACCGCAGATATTATTATAGTAAATAAAGGTTATTTTAATGATATAATTGGAAAATTAAATTTTGGTAATCATTTATTTGTTAATGAAGATTTTCTTAATAAACAAGTTACATCTATTTTTGATAAAAGAAATAATTCAAATGATGAGACAAATTTAAATATCATAAGTAATAGCAAGGATAAAAGTAATATAGCCTATGTGGATATTAGTAGAATGGGAAGTATTAATTGGCCACAGTTAGAAAAGAAACAACAGGGAGTTAGAGAAATATATAATAATAACATACACACAACTGAAGGGATAATTTTCAAAACATATAGAGAAAATAAATTAGTTGAATTAATGATGTTGATATGTAGTCAAATTGATGATATCATTAATGGTGATGTTAAGTTTGTTTTTGATGAAGACTTATTTGTTGAATTGAATAAGGAAGGAATTGAATTGGATGATGAATATCTTCAAACACTTAGAGATATGTTGTTTAGTAAAGATGAAACTAATATTAAATTAGGTTTTGAAATGATGTCTAATTTAGTTCTAAATCAATCAACATTATTAACAATAGCATTCCTATTAAATGAAATGTTCCACACAACTAAATTCAGACCTAGTTACTATACAAATAATAATTCCAACCTTAAAGGACTATTAAAACTACTAAGAACTAAGAGTATAATGTGGGAACGAGATTGGAAATCGTTTGGTACTGGGTTGAGACTTAATTTTAAAACGGGTAAAGAAGGTGATATTGTTAGAAAGTTTTTATTAGATAATATTAATCGTGAATTCAAATTAAGTAATTCAGCTGCTGAAGCGATTGTGGATGTTGTTTTCTCGACCGAGGCTAAATAATTAATTTAAAATAAAATTATAATATATGATATCAGACATGCATAGTGAAATAGCTAAACACTCAAAAACGCTAATGTTTAAAGAACCGTTTTATGGTTTGTTTTTAATTGGTCTTAATAAAGAAATAAATGATGCTGTTTCAACTGCATGTGTAGCTAGAGATGGTATTAATACTAAGTTAGTTATTAGTCCTACATTTTGGGAATCAATAGGTGATAAATGTAAGGTAGCTGTTTTGAAACATGAATTGTTACATATAGCATTTAAACACTTACAAATGTTTGACGAGTTTGCAGAAAAAGAAATGTTGAATGTAGCTGCTGATATTGAAATAAATCAATATATTCAAGACGAATACAAAGATGAAACTTGGGATGGTTTAGAAATAACTAACTCTCCATTTAAAGAATTGAATATGCCTTTAAAAGCAGGTACTAGAAAGTATTATGAGTTACTTATGAAGGAATGTAAAGACAATCCAGATGGAGATATTTGTAAGATGTTAGATGCAATGAAAGAAGCTAATAATGGTGGTATGCAAGGAGAAATAACATTAGGAGATGGTACAAAAGTAACTATTAAAGCGTCTCATGAGTTTTGGAAACAATTTGAGGGTATGGATGAAGCAGAAAAGAAATTGATGGAGAAACAAATTGAATATCAACTTAAAGATGTAGCTGAACAAGTACAAAAACAAAGAGGTACTATACCTGGTGAGTTGAAAGAATTAATTGATAATTTATATGTAAGTGAAGAAGCAGTTATTGATTGGAGAGCTTATCTAAGACGTTTTAATGGTATGGCATCTAAAGTTTATACTAAGAAAACAAGACGTAAACCAAATAAACGTTTTTATGGTAATCCAGCTCTTAAAATTAAACAAAAGAAAAATACATTAGTTGCTATTGATACATCAGGTTCAGTTAGTAAAGATGATTTAAAAGAATTTTTAAGTGAAATATATCATATATGGAAGACAGGTACACAAGTGACTGTTATTGAATGTGACGCTTCAATTGGTCGTGTTTATGAATATAAAGGTAAAAGTGAAGAAGCTTTAGAAGTAACAGGTAGAGGTGGTACAAGTTATGAACCAGTAATTGATTATTTATGGGATAATAAAGATAAATATCAAAACTTAATTTATCTAACTGATGGTGAATGTAATGTCGGAACACAACCATGTAAGCCTACATTATGGGTTCATTGTTCAGGACGAAGTATTAATAATGAATTGCCCGGAGCTAAAGTACAAATTAATTCTTAATGACCTTAATTAATAATGTAAATTAAAGTATAAATAAAAAATAAAATTATGGCAAAAAGTAAAGCAACAAAAATTACAAACACATCAGTATCACTGAATGTACATGAATTAAAAGATTTTCTAAAACACATTATTGATAATAATCGTTATCTACAGTCAAGTAATAAACCAATGGTTAGTACAGAGGTTGTTGGTGACTCAGGTATTGGTAAAACATCAGCTATTGTTCAGTTAGCTGAAGAATTAGATTTAAATTTTGTTAAATTGAACTTAGCACAGATTGAAGAAATAGGTGATTTGGTTGGTTTTCCAATTCGTCAATTTGAAATGAAAGATAAAAATAAGAATGAGTGGGTAGATGAGAATTCAGTTGAAGACTATCGTAAGAAAGGTTTTGAATCAACTGGTTTGAATCGTATGAGTTATTGTCCACCTGAATGGATTAGTGGTAAATCAAATGGTGGTATTCTATTATTAGATGATTGGAATAGAGCTGATATGAGATTTATTCAAGCTGTAATGGAGTTAATAGATAGACAACAATATATAAGTTGGAAGTTGCCTAAAGATTGGCATATTATTCTTACATCAAATCCTGATAATGGAGATTATTTAGTTAATAGTATTGACAACGCTCAAAAAACGAGGTTCATTAGTGTTAATTTAAAGTTTGATCTTAAATGTTGGGGTAAGTGGGCTGAAGAAAATAAGTTAGATGGTCGTTGTATTAACTTTATGTTGATGCATCCAGAACTAGTTACTAAACAAGTTAATAGTAGAAGTGTTAGTATGTTCTTTAATAGTATTAGTTCAATTAAGAGTTTTGAAGATACATTACCATTAATTCAAATGATTGGAGAAGGTAGTGTTGGTACTGAATTTAGTACTTTGTTTACAATGTTTATTAATAATAAATTGGATAAGATGATTTCACCAGAAAATATCTTAAGTCAAGATGAACAGTATGTAACAAATACACTTAAGAGTTTAGTTGGTAAAGATAAAGATTATAGAGCAGATATCGCCTCAACATTAGGTACTAGGTTGTCTAACTATTTAGAGTTTTATTCTAAAGAAAACGCGATTGAAAAACCACTTATAGAACGTATAAGTAAGATTGTTACCGAGAAAATATTTGCTACAGATGTAAGTTATAATATGGTTAAATCGATTTATAATAGTAATCCAAATAAATTTAAATTGATGATGTTGAATAAAGAATTGGTTAAATATATAACTAAATAATTATGGAACAAGAAATTATAAACTTAGCTGATGATATAGAATTAAAAGGTAATAAACGTGAATTGTTTATAGAAGAAATGAGACTTATAATATCAGTAATGCGTAATCCAAATTGGAATGATTTTTATGATGTAGCAGATATTTTAATACCAGAATATATAACTAAATAATTATGATACAGACAATACATGAAATTGAAAATCCATTTGATGTTGAAACACCTTTAGGTTATGGAGTAGTGTTATTTATGATTGCAGGTTCAATACATTCAAATCCACAGTTTATAATTAAGTTTTATAACACAGGAGAAGTTAGAACAGTTGATCAAAATGATATAAAAATATATGGTAACCCAACAGCAGGAGAAAAACTTAAACCATGAAATCATTCAAACGAATAACAATCGAAGATGCTCACTTTTATAAATGGTTAGATCGAGATAAGTTATCATCAGAAGAAGTTTGTAGAAAAGCAGTTGCCTTTACTTTAACTCCTGATCCGGATAGTCCGGGTTGGGAGTTAGTAAATTATTATCAGGATAGTCCCTTAGATAAAGATGGTAATTTAGTTCCTACCGAGTATGTTTATGTACTTGTAAATAAATCAATGCCAGATATGGTTAAGATAGGAATGACAGTACGTGAAGTAGAAGAGCGAGCAAAAGAAATTTCAGGTGCAACAGGAGTGCCTACACCATGGGTACCTATTTTTTCTTTTAAATGTTTTAATTCTTATAAATTAGAACAAGAAATCCATGAACATTTAGATGCTATTCGAGTCGCGAACAATAGAGAAATGTTTTATCTACATTCCAAAGACGCTATCGATACCGTTAAAAAAATTGGCGCTAAATACACCATATCACCGCTTTAAACGACTATCTCTTATGACTTATATATATTTATATAGCAGTGAATTAGCCGTTAAAGCCCGGATAAAACCGTCGGTTTATATTTGGATGACCGCCAAAGGAAAGCTTGGCCTCCCAGAGATTTTTCACTATTTTTTCTAAAATATTAAATAATTAATATGAGTATAGGAAGGGAAGGAAAGGGAAATGAGGAAGTAGGGATAAGGATATTAACATTAAGTGATTGTGATTACTGTAAGTGGCTAAAGAGTGAATTAGATGAGGAAGGAATAGCCTATGTTGATATTGATGCTATCAAACATGATGATTTTTCTACTGCTATAGAACATAAATTTAAAGCAAATACATATCCAATGGTATTTGTAGATTTAGGACCAAGTATAGTAACTATAGTTGGAGAAACAAATTTGGAGACATCAGATACACTACGTACATTTGACACGATACCACATTTAATTGGTATCATAAAACAATATATAAAATGAGATATAAACAAGTTGCCGATAAAAAATTAGACCAATTAGAGAATATGTTAGTTGGATTTACATCTAGATTTTCTGATCCATCTTTTAACATTACTGTAGCTAAAGATATGGTAGTTGCTATGAAAGAAAAAGTTGAAGAAATTCGACAATTAATTAATAACGAACCACAAGACTAATAAGTTATGATAACACCTGAGAAAATTAAAGATAACTGGGATTTATTTATCAATAACATCAACACTTATATCTCCCCAGATAGAGCTGAGTTGTTAGTTGATTTTTACACTAGACATGAAGAGCGTTTTATGTTAATGCCTGCGTCTCATAAGTCACAATATCATAATTGCTTCCCAGGAGGTTATATCGACCACGTGAACCGTGTAGTTGAAGCTGCTCTTAAGATAGATAAGGTATGGCGTGACATGGATATGTTTGATACTTATACAACTGAAGAATTAGTATTCTCAGCTATTAATCATGACTTAGGTAAGTTCGGAGATGAAAATAACGCTTCATACATTGAACAAACTGATCAATGGAGACGAGATAAATTGAATGAAACTTATATGTTTAATGATCGTCTTGAGTATATGACTGTACCTGATCGTGGTTTATTTCTACTGATGGAAAATGGTATTCAATATACTAAAAATGAATTCTTAGCTATTAGGACACATGATGGTCTATATGATGAAGCTAATAAATCATATCTACATTCATTCGCGCCAGAAACTAAACCTAGAACAGCAATTATGTTAGTACTACATCAGGCTGATATGTTAGCTGCTAGGGTTGAGTTTGAAAGAGAATGGTTACCTAAGTTAACTGGTGAAAAACAAGTAACAGAAAAAAAATCAAGTACATTTAATTTAAATAAAAACAACTCAGCAATTAAGCAGAAGGCATTAAAGAAAATGGTCAATCCTGCTTTAGCTGAACTAATGAAAAATATATGATAATAGGAATTATATCAATTTGCTTATGGATAGCCACTATAGTTGGGTATATCATTTGGAATTTAAATAAAAAAGTAACTAAATTAGAACAAATAGCTACACAACAAAGAGTAATTATTGATAGTGTCGCAGCTATTGTTAGTGAATCTGATAAACAACTTAAATCAGTTGAATTAACTGAAGCTTTTAAATCTGATGACCAAATTGGATTCTTTTTTAATAGTTTAAAGGCTATACAAGATTCGTTAAACTACTATCTTAAGAACCAAATATGATGAAGGAAGAAGAAGTTATTGAGTTAACTAAGAAGGGAACTGTGCGTAAGCGTAAGCCAAAAAAGGCTAATATATATTTTACTCAAGAAACTGAAGATGCTATTATTGAGTATCTATTAACTAAAGATACTGCTAAACGAAATCAAATATTTAATGAACATATTAATTATTCGTTTCATAAATTAGCAGAAAATATCATCCATACATTTAAATTCTACTATACAGAAGTAGACACAATACCAGAATTACAACATGAAGTCGTCGCTTTCTTACTTGAAAAATTACATCTTTACAACCAAAATAAAGGAAAGGCTTTTTCTTATTTTGGTACTATTGTTAAACGTTACCTTATTTTATATAATAACGCAAACTACAAGAAATTAAAAGATAGAGCACCTGTTGAAGCAATTGATGAAGATAAATCAATATTCATTGATATAACTAATAATGGTAAAGAATTATATGCTGAAAATGCTCCTTCATACATGAAACAATTTACTAAATATGTTGATAAAAATTTATTTAGTTTATTTCCTAAAGCCAATGATGCTCGTATAGCAGATGCTATATTAGAGTTATTTCGTAAAAGTGAAAATTTAGATATATTCAATAAAAAAGCCTTATACATTTATGTTAAAGAGATGACTGAAGCATCTACACCTCAAATAACTAAAATAATTAAGCGTTTGAAGATAATATATGTTAAGAAATATAACCAATATTATGAACATGGACATATAACTATGTCAATCTAACTCCTTCTACCTTCCATATTTATATTAAACGCCAATATGGATTTTAATCAAGTTTTATTTAAAGACAAGACTTTCTCAAGCCTACTTGAGGATATATACAAGAATGCAACTCGTAAAGAGAAAGAAATTAAAGCATTAATCGACCAACTGAAACCTATGATACAGGAACCAGGTGACGCGATGATGCTTGTTCCTTTGTTAAAGGAATATATGGAAATAGCTGTTAAAAATGATGACGCCTTAATTAAAATGGCGGGTATTGTTCAACGAGCTATGACTTCTAATACTATTGGTAGTGATGATGGAATGTTAAGTGATCGTGATAAAGAATTACTATTCCAAGAAATTAATTCAGTTAGTATAAAACAAATTGAAAATAAATAATGGGTACAGGTAATACTATAAAAACTGGAGGAGCTGGTATTGATTTGAGATCTAGTAATAGAGGAAATTCTAGTGAAAATTATTATAACAAAAATCAAAATCCATACACATATGGTAAAGTTGTAGTTATAAATAATGATCAATCTATACAATATAAACCTATTGAAGATAATTTCGCTAACGCTAAAATAGGTATAGCTTATCCATTTTATAAAAATAATACCCAATTACCTGTTAAAGGTGATGTTGTACCTTTACTTAAAGGACCTATACCTGAATCTGCCTTATTAAGTCAACAATATGATAAGACAGTTTATTACTTAAATCCTATATCTATTAACCAAACTGTTAATGATAATACTATAGTTGGTAATGGTGATGGTAATAATAATATCAATCCAACAACTAATGATTATAAAAATAATTCTTTAGGAGCAACATCAGGAACTACATTTACAACCCAACAACAACAACAAACAATGGCTGGTGTTAAAAACTACTTAAAAAATAAAAATCTAAGTAGAGAATTAACCGCTGGTATAATGGGTAATATTATGAAGGAATCATCATTTAACCTAAAATCAGGTGGTGTTGATACTAAGGGTAATTCATTTGGTTTAATATCATGGAATAATAAAGCGTACGGTTTTGATATAGATAAAAGAATAGGTCTTACAGTTGAAAGTCAAATGAATTTTTTATTCAGTAGTACTTTCGGGATGGATAAATTTCTTAAATCAGCTGTTAATCCAATCCCAAATGCTGTTGTAACAAATCTCCAACTAAATAGTAGTAAATTAGACGCAGATAATGCTGCTTTCTTATTTGCTCATTATGTTGAAGTATGTTCATATTGTAATAAAACAAAACAAGTATATAATAATGGTGGAATAATAACCATTAGAGGAAAACAGATATCTGTAGCACCTTCTAAACGAAGTAGATATGCTGAAGATTATTATAGACAATTTAGTGATCCTAATAGCTTTTTAGTTTGGTAATATGGCAGACAATAAAAAACGATATTATAGAAATATTAAAGAAGGAGATGTTTCTCTTCTAGCCCCTGGAGGTAATGGAGTTTTTATGGATGGTAAGAATACTTATTTATTCACTGAAAATACAACTCAAGATTTAGATAAACTACAACAAGAACAATATAATGGAACTATTCCTATTGATCCAAATAATGTAGCATCAGCTATTATTATTTCAAAAGATGGTTCTTATAATACTACTTTAGGTAATAATAACATTGATACATTAAACTTAAATGATATTACTAATCCAAATGATATTATTGCACCTGAAAAACCAATTTTAGAAGTTGGTAATATACCTGCTACTTTACCTACTGAAGAACCAACACCAATAGTAACAACTCCTCTAACTGGTTCAGTTGAGGAAGAAGCAAATACTGATCTTTACACAGCTGAATTTGATGGATTACCACCAGAAGAAGGTGTTCAAATATATGAGGTTATTCAAGTTAAAGAAAATGAACAATTTAATGTTCGTGAATCAAATTCTCCATCATTAGTATCTGAAGTATCTCTTTTAAATATAGTAGGTGTTAAAAATAGGAATAAAGGAAAAATTCCTCAATCAGGAGCTGATTTTGAAAAATATAGTTCATCATTTAAATTAATACAAAACGAAGGTAAATTTGATTCTTTATATTATTACCCATGTGCTTTATTTAATCAAGGTGATAAACAATGGGGCTCATTAAAGTCAGATAAATATACTATGAAAGGATATGGGTGTGCTTATAATAGTTTTTCTATGTTAGCTACTCAGATAAAAAATAATGCTGGATACACACCTGAATGGTTTTGGAGTAATTCATCAAAATCAGTTGTTGTATATTGGAGTTCAATGGCAAAATCAATAGGTGTGAGTGGTGTTATTCAAGATACAACATCATTAACTGTTATAGATACTCTTTTAAAAACAAGACCTTTAGCATTTGAATGGGATAATAAAAAAGTATCAAATCCTAATTATAAAAATCGTTTTACTAAAAACCACCATTGGATGGTAATTAATGGTAAAAATAAAGATGGTACTTATGTTGTTTTTGACCCAAGTGGAGGTAAAATTTGGCCCGCGGAAACAAAAGAATCAATTGGTGTAGGTTTAATTAGAACATTTTATTTAAAATAATGAAAGACATACAACAATATAATGGTGAACAAGTAATATTATCATCAGGACGTTTAGTATTTAATGCTCGTTCTAATGATGTTTATATTAACGCCAAACGTTATATCAATATATCATCAGGTGATAAAGTAACTATTGATGTAGGAAGTGTAGACAGTGATAATGAGCAGAATATGTTTTTAGTTAATGCTCCTAGAATGCAATTTGGATTAGAAAAAAACGGTCCATCTGAACCTGTAGTAAAAGGTGAGCAATTAGATCAAATATTAACTGATTTAATGAGTGCTATAGCTTCATATAGTGAGTTAGTAACAACTTTAGCAGCAGTCCCTCCTACATTAATTGTAGCTGAACAGATGTTAAAAGGTAGATTACAACAGATAAAACTTAACCTTGATAATTTTAAATCTGATAAATCCTTCACAATATAATGGTTAATAGATTTACATATAGCGTTCAAACATCAGGATTTAATAAAACACTTATTGTTTTTGACAATAGTAAAATAATATATACTGGTAGACCTTCTCCTACATCTCCTATTGATGGACCTAATTCATTAGTTAGTGAGGCAATTCTCTTCTTAAGAGACACATACGGTCCATCTATTAGTAATATGGTTAGAGTAAATGCTCCAAATCAAGCAGCTTCTGTTCCTACTGTTGAGAGTAATCAAAAACAAATAGATAATATAAAAGATCAACAGCAGGCTAAAAAGGACACTGCTGAAAAAGCACTTGATGATAAACAAAACTTTTTAGAAGAGCAAAGTAAAACAAGTCCTACTGATGCTAAAAAAGCTATAATAGGTATTATATTACCTTTATTAACCAAATTTATTAGTGCTGAAAAATCAGCTAATGCTATTATTAATAAGATAATAAATAGTACAAAAAGAAAATTAAGAGATAAAGGTCGTGTGGAAGTTGTAGGAGGAAAAATTACATTCACACCTAAAAATCCTGGTGACTATCAAAGATTTAAACAAGATTTTGACCGTAAAGTAAATAATTTAAAAAATACAGTTAAGGCTTTAAAAACTACAGTTGACGCTTTAACCACATTACTTAAAGTACTTCAAACAGCATTAGTAGCTTTTAAAGTTTTACTAACATTAAAAAAGAAACAATTACAAATACAAGCAGTAGCCGCATCAACTGATTTATTAACTCCATCCCCAGTTAAAGCAGCTGCTTCTACTTATACAATATCTGATAGAGTAAGTCAAGATATGACTAAAAATTTAGAGAAAAAAATAGATGATTATATATTATTGATAGGTATTATTAATTCTATATTAAAAATATTCCAAAAATTAATTAACTCTGTTAAAATAAAATTAGAAACATTAAGTTTAACAATAATATCAACCAATCCAACATTTACTGAATTATCACAAATAATAGATGAAAATCCAATTGCTGTTTCTTCTACAGAAGCTGAATACAGTAACGGAGAAAAACAATATATTATTAAAGTAACAACAACACCATCAGGCGCATTACAGGCTGTAGCGTATGATAAATTCAGTATGATGAAAATAACTCAAACAGCTCCTAGTAAACTTCGCAGGGCTGATGAATTAATTGATGAACTTAAACAAATATTAGGATAATAAAATATTTATAACTATGAAAGCAGACACATTTATTAAATTATTACGTAAGGTTGTACGGGAAGAAGTACAACAAGTAGTAAGAGAAGAATTAGGATTATTACTTGAAACACCAGTACCTAAACAAACTGTAGTAGAGACTAAACAATCTTCTGTAAAAAATTCAATGGTTGATTCAATTAGATCAACAAGACCAACACAACCTCTTAAACCAACTTCATTTACTAACAATAATGTGTTAAATGATATTTTAAATGAAACTGCACAAGGTGGTGAATGGAGAACAGCTATTGATGGTCAATCACATATGGCTCAAGGTTTTAATGGAGGAGCAGCAATGAGTGAACCTACAGTAGTAGGAAGTGTAGATCAAATGTTAGCTAGTACTAGACCAGCAGGAGATATTAATGCTGTTAAAATTGATGTAGTACCTGATTTTAGTGGTTTAATGAGTAAAATGAAACAACAAGGACAAATATAATGTTAAAAAGACCAACATATAGACTCAATCCTTTAGATATAGGACAAGCTAGAGGTATAGGCATTAATGTTTTATTTAACAATGATACTAGTGTGTTTAACCAAACATTCACTACTAAAGAACAAGTTAAATCTAATTTAATAAACTATATACTAACAAATAAAGGAGAACGTTTATTTGATCCTGAATTTGGGGGTGATTTAAGAGCTACCTTATTCGAACCAGATACATCTTTTGATAGTGTAGCTGCTAGATTAGAAACAGAAATATACGCTTATGTTCCTAACATCATTATTAGAGACATAATTGTAAAACCATTCTCAGACGAGAATGTAATTAACATAGTATTAAATTATTCTATAAATAACCAAGATGATGAGTTGGTGATAAATGTTTCAACACAAGACTTAACTAAATAATAATGGCAAACGTACCTGATATAAAATATTACAATAAAGACTTTACAACATTAAAGCAAGATCTAATCAACTATGCTAGAACTTACTTCCAAAATAGCTATATGGATTTTAGTCCATCTGCTCCTGGAAATATGTTCATTGAGATGGCTGCTTATGTTGGTGATGTATTATCCTTCTATACAGATAATCAGTTACAAGAAACATTATTACTATACGCTCAAGAGAGAAAAAATATTATAGCTTTAGCTTATGCTTTAGGTTATAGACCTAAAATAACTTCAGCTGCTTCTGTTCAATTAGATGTTTATCAACTGATACCATCAGATGGTTCTCCTAATTATAATCCTGATTTTAGATATACTATGAGAGTAGGTGAAAACTCTACAATTAAATCTATATCAAATCCAAGTATAACTTTTTTAACTCAAGATGTTGTTGATTTTAAATTTTCATCATCATTTGATCCAACAGATATTAATATATTTCAATACTATACTAATACAACTAACCCACAGTATTATCTACTTAAAAAATCAGTAGAAGCAATATCAGGACAAATTAAATCAACTACATTTACTTTTGGTAATCCAATTCAATTTCCAACTGTTACTATCAATGATGCTAATATTATTGAAGTAATAAGTATAACAGATAGTGATAATAATCAATGGTATGAAGTTCCTTATCTAGCTCAAGATACAGTATTTGATGAGTCACTTAACTTACCTATAAACGAGCCTAATTACTATACTGAAGATGATAACTCTCGTTTTTTACTTCGTGTTAAGAAAGTACAAAGACGCTTTGTTACTCGTTTTGATGATGATAATAATCTAATGTTAGAATTTGGTAGTGGTGTAGTTTCATCAGCTGATGAAGTTATAATTCCAAATCCAGATAATGTAGGTATAGGTTTAGTTGATGGTATTAGTAAGATGTTTATGGCTTATGATCCATCTAATTTTCAATATACAAATGAATATGGTATAGCACCTTCAAATACTACCTTGACCGTAACTTATTTAGTAGGTGGTGGTTCATCTGCTAATCTACCTTCAGATGATATAGCTTTGAATAATTCTGTTAGTACAACAATTGACAGTTATAATTTAAATCCATCATTACTAGCGACAGTACAAGGTTCAATTAGATTTAACAATCCTCTTCCTTCATCAGGCGGTGGACCAGGTGAAACAACTGAAGAAATTCGTTTACAAGCATTAGCTAACTTCCCAACTCAAAATAGAAATGTTACTAAAGCTGATTATTTAATTAGAACACTTTCTATGCCCGCTAAGTTTGGTTATATAAATAAAGCTTATGTAACACAAGATTACTTAGTAGCAAATGATACTGATAAACAAAATTATATCAACAATAACCCATTATCACTTTCAGTGTATATTCTATCTAATAATTTAGAAGGTAAATTAACTAGAGCGTCTAATGTTGTTAAACAAAACTTAAAAACATACTTATCATACAATAAAATGATGAGTGATGCTATATTAATTAAAGATGCTTATTATGTTAATATAAAAGTAAATTTTGATATATCATTACTACCAGCATATAATTCACAAGATGTATTAACTAATTGTATAAATGCTTTAAAAGAATATTTTGATGTTCAAAAATGGCAAATAAATCAACCAATAATATATTCAGATGTATATAACTTAATTGGAGCTATTAAAGGTGTTCAATCAGTTATTAAAGTAATTATTGAAAATTTAGCAGGGGGTAATTATTCTTCATATGGATATGATATACAGGCAGCAACAAAACAAGGAGTTGTATATCCTTCAATAGATCCATGTATCTTTGAGGTAAGATACCCAGAGTCTGATATTTATGGCCGCATAGTAACTTATTAAAAGTATGCCTAAATTTATAACAACCATGATGAATTCTTCAGAAGCTAATGCCTTAGGTATTACAACAACATGCCTTGCAGCTCTAAATAGTTTCTTCCAAGTATTTAATCCCTTAATAACAGGATTGTTTTATATAGCTTCTATAACTTGGCTATGCATTCAAATTTATTATAAGATTAAAATTAAAAAATGATGAACTTAGAAAAATTAAAAGGACATATTCCAGATACAGTAATCGCTCAACTTCCTGATACAATTGTTAAATTTGAGTTAAACACACCATTGCGTTTAGCTCATTTCCTTGCTCAAGCTGGACATGAATCAGGTGGATTTAAGTTAGTGAATGAAAATTTAAACTATGGTGCTAAGGGTTTAACAAGTATATTTAAAAAATATTTCCCAACAAATGATATGGCTTTACTTTATGAACGTAAACCAGAAAAAATAGCCAATATTGTTTATGCTTCACGTATGGGAAATGGTGATAAAGCATCAGGTGAAGGATATAAATTTCGTGGACGTGGTTATATCCAATTAACTGGAAAAGATAATTATAAAGCTTTTGATAATGTAGTTGAAGAAAATATTATTGAAAATCCTGATTTAGTAGCTACAAAATATCCATTAATGTCAGCTGGTTGGTTCTTTCATAAAAATGGTTTACATAAATTAGCTGATGGTGGTGCAACTGACGCTGTTGTAACAACAATTACAAAACGTGTTAATGGAGGTACTATTGGATTAGCTGATCGTATTAAGCATTTTAAGGAATACTATGCTTGTTTAGCTTAATCTCTATAAACAGCCCATATTTATACTAGAATAATACTAAGATAAATGGGTGTTTATAAAATTTTTCCATCACAGGATACAACAATCTATACAGACTACGAAACTCTAAATGCTGGGATAGACTCGATATTGGACTTATCAAAAAATGCTCCATATCTCTATCCCTCATCTTCTACTAGCCGTGTACTAATCAAATTTGATAATGATGACATAGCAGAAGCTGTCGCTAAATCAGGCGCTAATTTCACCGCTTCACTTAAGCTATATAATGCCCATGTAGATGGAATACCAGCCAATTTTAATATTGAAATACACCCTATATACCAAAGTTGGGATATGGGTACAGGACGTTTTAATAACATTCCTGAGACAAGTGATGGTGCAAGTTGGAAATATAGAAATGCAAATCAAACCAATGCTTGGACTGTAAGTGGTTTACCTAATGGAGTTACTTCATCATATTATAGTTTAAATACTGGAGGATGTAGTTGGTACACATCTAGTGTAACTCAATCTTTTGATTATTTTTCAACTAAAGATATTGATGTTAATGTTAGTCGATTTGTAGGATGGTACACAGCTAGTGTAATACCAAATAATGGATTCATAATACTGAATAGCACATCAGAATCAGCTACAGGTACAGGATCATTTGAATTTGATTATAACTATATTTATACATTCAATTTCTTCTCTAGAGACACTAATACTATTTATCCTCCATGTTTGGAGTTTAAATGGGATGATAGTACATTTAATTCCGGCTCAACTCCATATATACCAAATGAGGAGATAAATATATCTATTGGTAATAACAAGAATATATTTTATGATAATGAATATGTAAAGTTTAGAGTATATGCTAGAGAAAAATATCCTCAAAGAATATATTCACAACAGTCATTATATATATACAATAAATTACTACCAACAGCATCTTATTATTCAGTTATAGATTTACAATCAAATCTTAAAATAGTTGAATTTGATAATGTAGCTACTAAATTAAGTAATGATACTACTAGTAGTTTCTTTAGAATGTATATGAATGGATTAGAACCAGATCGTTATTATAAAATACAAATTAAGTCTACTATTGATGGTGGTACTTACATTTATGATGATGATTATTATTTTAAAGTGTTACAAACTGTTAAATAATGAGTGAACAAGTTAAGATACAGAAAACCATATATGGTCTTCAAAGCTTTAACAATGTTATAAATACAGATTTTTCTGAGTTAATAACAACAGGACAGCCAACATCATCTGCTTCACCAGACATGACTGTTCCTCAATTCTTTAATGAATATGATATTTTATTTTATGAAATACCACCTTCAGGATCAGATGACTCTCATTTAGCTTTAGCTACTAGAAGTTTAGAATATATAGGTGTATCTTTAGATGACCTACAAAATGAAATTACTGAATTAAGAGAAGAAAATATCGACTTAAAAAATCAAATATTATTAGCTTCTCAAATTAACCCTGGAACATTAATATAATATGTCAATAACAGTTACTAAACTATCCTATTCTAATAATATCCTATCTGGATCTGCTTCAGTACTAGTCCCTTCAAGAGACATGGTAAGGAATTTTGGAGCAGATGGAGATTTTGTTGAAATGCATGTGTCTGACCCCGCGGGCAAACATTTATATTCTGTTATTCCTTTCACTAACTATAAAGTTCCTGGTTTATTTCAACCAACTGATACTTACTCAATTCAAGAATTAGAATTTAATCCTGATATTGATATTAAAAATTTAGGTATTCAATTTGGTGATTATAGAATTCAATATAATATTTTAAGACCAAAAGTAGTACTTGGTACTAATGATAGACCATTTTTCTTAAAAGAAATATCTCCAAATAGACTTGAACTTAGATTAAGTACTAACAATATCACTAATGATCAAATAGAACAAGGTGTTATTGATGTTATTAATGAAATACAAAGTGTAAATTATTTTAAAGAATATTACTTAAATTTTGGTAATAATAATTTAGTACCATTTGTTAATATAGCTCTAGATAAATCTACTTCTATATATTCAGTAGTTATAAAACTATTAAATCCATTACCTCAATTTGGATATAATATTAATAGTTCTTTATCAATAGTTGATGAAATATCTAATCCACAGGTGTTTAATGTTGAAATAACATTAGATACAATTCCTGTTACTTTTCCTACATTACGTGGACCTAACTTTGATTTAGACTTAGATCAATTAAGAGTTGGACCTACACCTTATTATAACTTTAATCAAGTAACTAGCTATACAGGACAATTCGCTCCTCAATTACAACAGCTGCTTGGTCAATTAAGTGCTTCTAATTTTTCTATCAATGTTGATTATACTAATTATGAAGATTTTATTCATTTCTCTTCTGCCGCTCGTCGACTAGAAGGATTTAGATATAAATTAATTAATATTGAAGCAACCTCATCATTGAGTGCCTCAGCTGCGTCTAGTGCGTCTCCAACATCAAACATAGATGCTGAAAACTATCAAAACAATATAAATAAAATAGTTCAAAGTTTTGATGGTTGGGAACAATATTTATACTTTCAATCAGAATCAGCAGCTTGGCCTAAACAAAACAATACTAAACCTTACATAGTACAATCAGTGACAGCCTCAGAGGCTGCTTCTTGGTTTACAGGTAATTATGATTCTTCATCAATATATGATGAAAATAATCAAAACTACTTATTATATACTTTACCAGGATATATAGCTGAAAATGAAAATAATGAATTAGCATTTGAATTTGTAGCATCAATAGGACAAATGTTTGATGATGTTTGGATTCATATTAAAGCAATATCTGACTTATATCAAGCTAAAAATGCTCTAGACCAAGGTATATCTAAAGACTTAGTATACTTTGCTCTACAATCAATGGGTATTAATACTTACACTGATGAAGATGGAGAAAGTGCATTTAAATATTTGTATGGTATAGATGAAAACGGTAATTACTTACCTAATACAGGATCTCTTGAAACATTAGTAACAGCATCCCAGTACCAAATACCAGGACAAGACCAACAAAAAGAAATTTATAAACGTTTATATCATAACTTACCTTTATTACTTAAATCAAAAGGTACAAATCGTTTTATTCAGTATTTAAATACTATATTCGGAATACCAAATACAATAATGGGGTATATTGAATATGGTGGAGTAGATAAAGTAACATCCTCATTCGAGTATGAATATGATAGATTTACTTATGGTATGAATACATTTGATCAAGGTGTTGTAGAAATACCTTGGGTATTCTTATCTCAAAGTTTAAATAGAACTGGATATAATGATATAGCACCTGATGGATTTGAATTTAGATTTAAAGCATTTGCTACATCATCTAATGAAATGAAAATTAACTATGATGTACAAACATTAGCTGGATTCAGTGATGATGTTACTTCATATATGAATCTTGATTTGATTTATACTCAAACTGGTTCATCAGATTCTATTTATTCAGGTAGTACAGGAGAATTTGGCTATATTAGTTTCACTATCAACACATTTAACGTCACTTCATCAACTGTACCTATATTTACAACAGGTTCAGATGGTGAAACTAGTTGGTATAATTTATTATTACAAAGAAGATATCCTAATAGAAGAGTAGGACAACTAAATGATCAACAATATTATGACTTATACGTTAAAAACAATGTATACGGAGAAATAGGTCATGTAGCTAGTGCTAGTTTATATATTGATGGTACTATTAGTTCAGATAATGAATTTTGGTATGGAGCGGTTGCTAATTCTAAATTACATTTAGGAAATGTACCACCATTAAGTTCTCCATTCTCTGGTTCATTTCAAGAGTTTAGAATGTGGTCTAACTATATATCAGAATCTGCTTTTGATTCTCATGTTTTAAATCCTGAATCAATTGAAGGT